TACCCTTAGTATTGGCAGTTGCAAAGATGTTGAATCCTTCAGCTGGAACAATCATCTCGTTCTTGAGTTTGAAGTAGTATGGTTTGCCCTCAAGAATCGGTTGCAAGCAAAGCAAAGTGTTTGCTGAACCTGCATCGATCTCGTCAAGCAAAAGTGCAGTACCACTGCGCATTGCAATCAAAACTGGACCCTCGACAATTTCAACATTACCATCTTCTAGTGTTTTGGAACCGATGAGTTGTTCTTCGTCAGTCATCATGTTAAGGTTAACACGAATCAATGGACGCTTGTGCTTGGCACAAATCTGTTCGACCATCGTTGACTTACCATTCCCAGTTGGACCAGAAATATATGCAGGATAAAAGATACCAGACTTGATGATGTTTTCCAAATCAGCATAGTTGCCGAATGGAACAAAGTTAGGATCTTTCTTTGGAATCAACGCTGAGATATCAGAGTAGTCCACCTTAAAGGATTCTTGTTTCACAGGTTGTGCTTTCAATGCAGTGTTTCCAATAACAGGGGTTGCACCACCATCAATAGCGTACAAACCACGACCAACTTTATTCTTCATAAGCCACAGAGGATACTTCTCTGTCTTCATTGCTTTCATTACATCCAAAAGTTCTGGACGACTAACAGTGCCTTTAGTTGCAGTGTCAGGGTACATTTCTTTCATCTTCGATTCAAACGAATCACGGAACTGAGTATCAGTTTTTGCCATCACATTCTCCATAATAAAACTACACTTTCACAAATTCATAACGACTATTATACGCTAATTAGCAATAAAAGTCAACACTTATTTTTCCTTGTAGATACAAGGGTCTTAGGCTACTAAACCAACGAATCGGTTCAGTAGGACTCGGGAAGTCTTCTTTACATTCAAGAATTTACCGAAATTTCTTGCAATCGCTTTAGCGTTTGCATTTGCACTAACATCCATCTCACCCTCTTGAATCTTAGTGGAAGACTGTGGAATCAAGAACAACTCATCACGACCAGTGTTTTTCACTGATGCAAAACCTTGTGCTCTGAATTCTTTCTTCCAAGTTTCAATCAATGCATAGATGTCTCCATTAAAATCAGGTAGGTTTGAGTTTGCAACACAACGCAAATCACGACCACGATTCTGACAGATATGAAATCCAACCGAAGAAATATTGTAGCGATCTTTGATCATTCGAAGAATCATCTCAGTTTGATTACCAGATAGACGACCAATTTCGTAAGTCTTCTGTGTGACTTCATCTTTAATAAAGTTCTTAATCTTGATTCGTTTGTAAATACCATTAACAACTTCAGTACGAGTATCATCGAAACGACCAGATGAATAGGTGTTCAATGAACCACCTTCACCATCAGTAAGAGTGATGAAAGTTGTTTTCTCGATGTTGTTGTTCTTGATGAACTTACCCAATGTATCGTAGCAGTATACCAATGCTTCATTCAGCGGAGTGCCACCAGTGTTGTAACCATCATTCCAAAAGAAACGATAGTCAAGGATACGACGAGCCATTGAATTGAATTCGCTGGTAGTCATTTTGTTGTTGAAGAATTCTAACAAATGAAACCTATCTGCAGAGTCAATCAAATCGTTTGTTTCTCGTTTAGAAGATCTCCAAGCACGATATGCCTCATGTTCTTCTACAGTTTCTGCTTTCTTGTCGTTATAGTCAGTGGTAAATGCATACACACGATATGGAATCTGAACACGATTACAAAACATAGCCAGATTGATAACTTGTTTCATGGTATCTTTCAATACCTCATTCATTGAGCCAGACCAGTCAACAAGAAGAATCATGCCGTGATTTTTACCTTGTGGCAGTGAAGTAATTCGTTTGAACAAGTCATCTTGCAATTTGTATGCATACACTTTCTTCATGTCCAATGAACCAATCTTTGATACCATTGCACGCTTATGTAGTTGAGCAGACTTTTTCATCTCGAATTCTTTCACGAGATAATTCACAGTACGAATAGAGTCAGTCTTGAACTGAACAAAATCTGAATCCTCTGCATTGTGGAAAGCATTTCGTTCTTCATCACTCATATTGCGAGTGCGATAGTCAATCGTTTCTGGACTATCAACTGCCCATTTCTCAGGTGATTTAGTTTCATTAAGAATTCGTTTGTAACCAATGACTGGATCTTTGTAATAGTCTGTATCAAATTTCCAGTATTTATATTCGGTAGAATCGTCAGCAAGATCTTCCAATTTATTTTGAAATGCTCTTTCTGTTTTCGAATCTAGGTCATCACCCAACTCTGACTTGTCGTCATTTTGGAGAGCAGATGATTTATTCTTCTTGGATGGTTTCAGATCTTCGTCTGCACCATCTTGTTCTTCGAAGTCATCATCAGCATCGATATCAAAGTCACCGAAAATTGGATCATCTAAGTCATCACCATCTTCGTCTTCATCCTCTTCAGCTTCTTGGAATTTGGCATTCTGTTTACGCTCTTCTGCTTGTTGTTTGGAATATGCGTAGATATCGTTTGCCAGAGCAATAATTTCATCGACTGTTTCTGTTCGTTCAGCACGATTCACAAATGCCTTTTCATCAGGTGTGAATGTTACACCACACTGGAATCCAGCTTTAAAGTAAAGGTTGATTTTGTCAATGAGTAACAAGTCATCAAAATTCTGAACTTGTTTCGTACCAAAGAAGTCACGATCATTGAGTTGTTTGTATCCTTCGTTCATGCGCTTGCGCAATCCTGGATACTTGCGTTTGATAAGTTTCTCGATACGAACATCTTCTAGGACATTCATGTATGAGTGTAACTTAGGGGTATCCCTTAGTGGTGCGAGATAGTCATCGTTGGTGTAAAGGGCATGACCCACTTCGTGACCAACCAACATATCTTCAATTTCGGGAGTCATATCTTTCCACATCGGCAGAGTCAGGATACGACTCTTGATGTCAAAAGATGCAGTGCGAGTTCTGGCACGAATCACTGAAAGGTTTTCAGTTGCCAGCAGTCTTGCGGAGAGATCAGTTGCTTTCATTTCCATTATTTATTCTCCAAATGCCAATTCAAATTCGAATTCAGTCAACAGTGCTTCGATCTTTGCACGATTAGCCAATTTCACAGGAAGGATGCCTTCAAATACACATTCTTCTTCGATACCATAACCATGACACAAGCATGCTAACTCAAAGTCATCAAAACCACTCCATTGATTTTCCATAGCAATCTCCATAATATACGACTATTATACACCAGTCGTGAATAAAAGACAACACTTATTTTCAAAAAGAAAAAACCCTGTAATATCAACAACTTACAGGGTTCTGGATAACCTTACTTGCAATGGGGTTATTTAAATCGTGGTCCAACCACCCATCCAACAAGAGAGTAGCGTTGACCAGATTGCAATGAAGTCACTTCATGTAAACAGTTGGAGGGAAAAATAGTAATAACACCAATGTCTTTACTTGCAATCGTTGGAATATTGTTGTTATGTAAAAGAAGTTCACACCCCTCATAAGAATGAGGTTCAGAAAGCTGGACAGAGAAAGATAATTTTCGTTGTACACCTGAAACATGTAAAGTATCTAAGTGCTTACCATATCTGTCATCAGTATTACTATACGAAGTGAACTGTAATGTTTCAATATAATCCAAATCATATTTAAACATGTCAGCGTTGATATCTTTTATGGCAACAGAACATCTTTCATAAATCCATGATGTATCAGCGTTGATATCAACCCAGTGTATTTTGCCCTGTCTTATTAGATTTTTGTTTTTAGTTTCTGTTGTTGCTTCTTTTAATTTAGCGTCAAACATGTGAATAATGTTTTGACATTCTTCTTTGGAAAATAATACACCAGACGCTTGTCGATGATCAAAAAAATTATTTAAATGCCACATAGATTAAGAGATAATGGAAAAATCATTGCGTTTCTCGAATTTAATGACGGATCTGAACTTATCAAACAACTGGTCACCCTTGTGGGAAATAACAAAGATGTTCGAGTTTTCTCCCAGCGTGTTCATCAGGTTCAAGAAGTAATCTGTTCCTGCTGTATCCAAAGATGAATCAAAGATCTCATCTAGTAACAGTAAGTTTGTATTGACAGAGTTCTTCATTTTTGCAATCTGTCGCCATGTGAATAAGATTGCAAGATCGATACGCATCTTCTCACCTTCAGAGAAAGAAGCATAAGTAAAGTCATCTCGGAATCTAGACTTAACTGATTCATTGAATGCTTCATCTAACTCAAAGTGAATGTAAGCATCCATTGCTTGAAGATACTTGTTGATTAGCTTATTCATGACAGGAAGATACTCACGAATGATTGCTGTCTTGATACCAGTGTCCTTCAATAGGATGTTGGCAACATCTTCAAGATTTCTTTGCTCTTGGAGTTGAGTCTTTTGACCAATCTTAGCAATTGCCTCTTTGGCTAAATCTTTTAACTTCCCCTTCTCCTCATCGATGTTAGTTGTGTCAGATTTAACCCTTTGGGTCTCAGCTTCAAGTTCACGGACTTGTTTGTTGAGTAAGGTGATCGTACTGTTTCTTGTAGATAACTCAATGTTCTTGGTGGTGATTTGATCAACCACTTCATTAATTTTTGAGAGTTTCGCATTAAGGTTAGTGAGTATGGTTTCGAGTTCATCAATTTTTGTGTTGTTGTCCAACATTTTCTCATTAAGATCTTTGATAATACCCTCTTTGTATTCCTCTGCGATATCTTGGCTACACGATGGACAAACATCATGTTCGCTAAAAAACTCTGTGTTGTGCTCGCAAGTTTCGATTTTCTGGAGCAACTTACTTCTGATGGACTTTGCTTTGTCAATGTCTTCAGCAACAGTTTCCTTGTCATTGATGCTTGCTTTAAGAGTATCGATCTGCGAAAGGATAAGTTGTATCTCGCCCTCTGCATGTAAAATCTCAGTAGAGTTTGCAGAAATCTTTGCTCCGATACTTTCGATGGCACTCGTTTTCGCTTCAGTAATAGTCTTGATGAGTTGCGTTTGTGAGTCAACCTTTGTCTTAGCAGTGGAGATTTCGTTCTCGATTGTGGTAATAGCATCTTTAGTTTCCTGTACCTTTTCTTTCAACAACTGATTCATTGTAGAGAAAATGCGAATGTCAAGGATGTCTTCGATAACTTCTCTTCGTTGAGTTGTTGGTAACTGCATGAATGGAACAAACGATGCAGAACCAAGGATAACGACTTGTGTGAATGTTTTATAGTTTAATTTTAGAATCTGTTGCTCAAGAATCTTTTGATAGTCTCTTGATGCAGCATCTTGATTGATCATCTCGCCATCTAGCCAGATCTCAAATACATTGGGTTTGATGCCACGAATAATTTTGTATTCTTTACCATTGATGTCAAACTCAATCTCAACAGAACACCCCTTACCATTGATAGAGTTGACCAACTGTCCTTTGTTAATGTTACGGAATGGTTTGCCAAATAACGAAAAGCACAATGCATCTAAGATTGTGCTCTTACCCTCACCATTCTTACCAATGATAAGAGTAGTTTGAGATCTGTTTAGTAAAACTTTGTTCGGAGAATTACCAGTGGATAAAAAGTTCTTCCACTGTACACTTTTAAATACGATCATTCAGCCTTCCATTTCATACCCATAGACTTATAAATGAACTTCATTATAAAATTGGGTTTCTTTTTAGAGATAATAGTAATTGGCATTGCATCAACATTAATAGTAAAGGATGGACTACCGATATTTGTAGACATGGTAGTCCAAGTAGTTCCACCATTACCGACAGACAATAACATCCCACTAGTAACAGAATTTTTTATCTGCTCGGCTCGCTTATCTAAAATATACTTTTCGGTTAGCGTGAAATCTAAGTCAAGTGGAATCTGTTCCGTAAGTGGAAAGAAATACTCTATGTTAAGTTGTTGCATCATACTACCTCGATGTTGACTGCCTCAGTGTAAAGTGTTCTCATGTAAGTCTTGATTTGTTCTTTGTCAACATCAGTCTCGATTGAATCAACATAGTGCGAAAGAACAGACAATGTATCTTCAAGATTGATTTCTTCGCCAATCTCACCATCTTGAAACTCTGACATGTCTTCAATAATTTTGATTTCATGACAACCCTTATTATACAACTTCTGAATGAATTTGTCAAATTTATAAAAGTCAGTTTTGTTTACAACTACTAACTTCACATACTTCTGTTCAAGTTCAATCACATCCAAGTCGATAGGTTCTTGGTCTTTGTCGTTGTATTCGATTCGTTCAAACATTCGATAAGGATTGCAAATGAATTCGAGTTCTCTTGTACTGAGATCAAACAAGTGGAATCCTCTGGGATCGTTATAGTCCTGCCATGTAAGTTCATACGGATTTCCGAGATAATGAATATGCTTATCACTACTCCTATGGTGATAGTGCCCAGAAAAAACCAAATCAAACTTTTGAAAAGTTTCTTTAGCCAGTCCATCATGTGATTCCATTCCTCTATGCATTGCAAAGCCAGCGATCTCAAAGTGACCCATGCAGATCTCGGCTTTAGTATTTGTAATATGATCCAATGATTCTTGATAATTTTCTGGACAAATCCATGGCATCATACAGATGGATGTACCATCAATAACGATTGTTTCTGGTTTGGAGATAACATCAATGTTACCGTATTCAACTAGAAGTAAATCTGGAGAGTTTACTTCATTTGTGTTTTTATAGTATGTATCGTGATTGCCAGCAAGCATATGAACCCGAATACCTCGCTCTTCCAATTTGTCGAAGAACATTTTCTTTGCTCTGTCGAGTGCGTAGAAGTTGACATACTTCCTTCTATCAAAAGTATCACCAAGAACAAGAACAGTATCAATAGCATTTGCATCAAGAGCAGGAAAGAAAGTATTGTCATAAAATTTTTCAAAGAAGTCTAAGAACGCAATACTATCATTCCTTGCACCAAAGTGCTGGTCAGTAATAATGGCTACCTTCAAATGAAACCTACCTTTCTATTTGTGCTAGATTTTTTGGTATTATCAGACTGTTGATTAAATACTTCTGCAATAGAGTATGTATCTTTCACTTCTGGTAATTTAACTTTCAGTTTCTTTGCAAGAGACTTAGCAGCATCTGCATTAAGAACATCGAATGTAACAATATCAAAGCAACGACCTGGACGGATAAGAGCAGAGTCAATATCACGAATGCTTGGAAGGTTAGTAGAGAAGATCATCTTCTTACCTTTGGTAGTCACAAGACCATCACCAACATTCAAGAAACGATGCATCATTGTATTACCATCGCTACGAGATTTCAAGAATGCATCGCTGTCCTCAAGAACCATAACTTCTGCATCGTCTTCAATAAACTTAGCAAAGAATGCATCTTTCTCAAGAATACCAGCATCATATGTTACGATTGCAGAGCAGTTGCGATGCGCCAGCAGACCACGAATGAATGTAGTCTTACCAGTTCCTGGAGGTCCAATTAGTAGGAGAATGTTGGCAGAAGATTCCATGTAACGATCGTAGTAATCGCCAAGGGATTCGCCATCAAGGAATGGATACATTTCTTCAGTTGGAAGACGATCACGATTCAATGGAACATTAACAGAACCACCATCAGAACTGTAGATCCATTCAATATAAGATGTCACAACATCAAAGTTAGACTCAACAATCTCAACCATGTCTTCTGCAAATTCAGCATCACCGAATGCACGAACAGTGGTTGAGTTGGAGTTTACATCAAACTTGATGAAATTATTAGTACCTTCTTCAATAATAAATCCAGTTGAAGAATTACTTTGAACGAACAAACAATCTTTGTATTGTTCTTCTGCCCACTTGGACCATCGTTGACGATCGCAAAGAACAGTTGTTTCTCGTTGCACTGTTGATAGATTTGCATCAACACGACGCTTCATAATTTCGACTGTGATTAAGTCTTCAAAATCAGAAACACCTAAAAATATTTTCTTATCATCCATAATTTTACTCAAATCAAATTGGTTATCAAACGCATCCCATGTATATTTTCTAAGAAGTTTTTTGCCTTGTTTTCTTCTTTTACTTTTTGTTGCTCTTGCCAGTGCAGGATAAGATCTTGACACAATATTATGTCCTGCTGTCAATTCACGAATCCACTTGTGTAAGTCCTGTGTCATTTTCATCATCCAAAAAACTGTTCAATGTATTGTCCATCTTTTTCTTTGCTGCTTTTTCTTTTTTGCGATCCATCCAAGAATCGTCAAAGGTACTATTGTTCTGAACAAAATCCATATAAGCATTATGATAATCTTTATCATCACCTTCTTGAACTTCAAACATCTCAAATGGCATATCTTGAATTAACTTACCTTTAATATAACTTTGTTTCTTTTCCTTGGCAATCCTTCGCAGAAATGCATACCAGATAATCTGTGTAAAATATGCAAATGGATTGTTGGATTTAGTGGGATCAAAGTTATCAATATATTGAAGGCAGTTTTCAATGCCATCAGATATCATCTCATCACGATAGGAATAATTAATAAAGTTGGGTTTATAGGAAAGATGGGTTGCTATCTTTAGAATACATTCGCCAATGTAGTTACTGACGATTGGCTTGGGTAAACCTTTTTCTTCAGCTTCTAGTTTCTTGGCTCGCATCTCTACTATAGCTGCAAGAAAGTCAGCGTTATTTACATATTGTGCCATACATACTCGTTCCTCATTTAATTCAAGTTATTCATAAGTATACATCAAACATGATAAAAAGACAAATCTTATTTCTGCAAGACTCGTAGATAAAATACATTTGCCTTTTTAATTGACTTGAGGCATAATCACTATGTTAGGGTTGATCGTTACCTCTAGTTGATAGTATCGTTACCTTCGATAAAGACTCTGTATCTTTCTTCTTCTCTTTCATCCTTTGGAGTTTTTGCTAACTCCTCAAGCATTAAGATTCTTCTCTTTGCTTCTTCCTGATCTACATCATCTTCCCAGAGCAGTTCTTCTTTTTTACCCTTTGAAGATATAAAAGAAAGTTTCTCATGCTCTGCAACGATGCGTTGATAGTGAGGAATGAATAGATGATGCAACTTCTTCACGAACATAATGTCTCGCTTTGCGATCACAAAACTTCTATCATCTGAAAATTGGCATAGAGGATGAGCCGTTACATGTTCACGACCTGCTTCTAAGATGGGAATGGTTTTAATGCACATCGGGGAATCGAGCAACACATGTTCATCATCCTCTTCTTTGAGGACAGCCATCACTTGCTCACCAGATGTAAGTTTCATTACAATGTAAAACTCGTTGTCGTCTAACATAGATCCACCTCTATAATTTTAACTTTAAATTCTTCTTCAGCATAAATTTTATAACGCTCTGCTGCATGATTTAGAGTATGGTTTTTCCAAGACTTCCAATGCAAATCATCGGCAAGGTCAAACAGATTACATTGTGTCTTGCCATCTTTCAATCTCAATCCACGACCAATACTTTGCAAGTTACGGATCTTGCTCTTTGATGGTGATGCAAAAATGACATTCTCGAGAGACGGTATGTTGATGCCAGTGGAGAATGTCCCAAAACTAGCAATAATGATAGCATCGCTCTCACCTTCTGTAATGTGACGAATTGCTTCACGATCGGTTGTATCTGTTCCTCCGTAAACAAAGAACACTTTACGATTTTCATGCACCTTGTCCTTTATTAATTCATATAAAATCTTACCATGTTTTTCAACAAACTGAAAAAGCACTAAGGTATTACCCTCACACTTTACTGCAAGATTACGAATAAATTTATTTCGTTTTTCATTGCTTACAAGAAAGTCCATCTCTTCTTGGTAAGTCTTATTCTTTTGTGCTTTACGAATTTCTTCGTTGTACTTCAACATCACACACATTATATTTAGGGTAGTCAACCTACCTGAGTCCATCAACGCTTTGGTTGTAGTAACCTTATGCACTGGACCAAACATACCCTCAAGAACTAAACGATGAACCTTTTTGTTATCAAGTGTTCCTGTTGTTCCAATACGATAACGAATCTTATCCATCTTTTCCATAACTGTTGTTAAGGATTTTGCTTTGAACTGATGTGCTTCATCTCCGAAGATTACATCGAACTGAGCAAACCAAGATTTAGGTTGTAAGTATACGGACTGCCAAGTTGTAATTAGAACATCTTTGGTAAACTCTTTTGTGAACCCTGCATATAACTTTTGACAAGATCCAGCAGTATTAAAACCATTGGCAGAGGAGTAGTCTTCAAAGTCAGTGAACAACTGCTCAACAAGAGATGTTGTTGGAACTATAATGATACATTTACGATCGTGTGCAATATGCCAGCGCATCGTAGTGTAAATTATAAATGACTTTCCTGACGCAGTGGGAGATAATAGCAGTGTGCGCTCTTTATCGAGAGCAGTCTTTACTGCTTCAATTTGATAGTCTCGGATTTCGATTGGTTTACCACGACCATGTGGATCGAGTGACTTGGCATAGTCTTCTACAATCTGATGTGTGATATTGTTTTGATGTAATACAGGAGTTACATATTCAATGCCATACCCATTGCGAGTGGCAAACTCTTCAACATATGATACTAGACCAACATAAAGAGTTTTTCTAACTTGATCGTATAGACGAACTTTTCCATCCCAGAGTCTTGCTCTGAACTGAGGTGTAAATCTTGCGCCTGGATATTCATAGGTAAAGAAGTCAGCGAGTTCTTGTTCAATAGAACCATCGCTAAAAACTCTAACATAAACTTCGTCTAACTTCTCAATTTTTATCATTACATACCAGCTAAGAATTTCTTC